GAAATAACAACAGGCCCTAATGAGGCACTATCATTGCCACCTGAGTCTCGCATGGAATATATCAGCCCATCAGGAGATAGTTATGACAGCCAGTTCACAAGATTGAAAGATATTGCAGAACAGATCAATACATTGTCACTAGCCGCAGTGCTTGGACAGAAACTTGTAGGAGAGACAGCAGAGGCCAAGAGGATAGATAGATCACAGAATGACAGCACAATGATGGTCATTGCACAGCAGATGCAAGATTTGATTGATAACTGTTTGAAGTTTCACAGCGAATATCTCAATGAACCTAATGCTGGCAGTAGCTTTGTTAATAGAGACTTTGTAAGTGCAAGATTAGAACCACAGGAGATAACATCATTGCTCACATTATTTACTGCTGGAACTATTACTCAGGAAACATTGTTAAACCAACTTTCTGCTGGCGAGGTGCTTGGTGATGACTTCGATGTAGAAGAAGAGATTGAAGGTACACAGCAGGGAGGTCTTACAGAAGTAGAGCCACCAGAAGAACCTGACGAAGAACCAGAAGAGGAGGAGGAAGAGGGAGAAGAATGATAGATGAGTATTCCAGAGGTATTTTTTAGGGAGACTATTGATCTAAATAGATACAGTAATGCTGTAGCTACAGAATTTCAAACAACATATAACGATATTATTCTTGTTGCCGCAAAGAAATTAAAGCAAATCAATATCAGACAGGCAAAAGCCCCAGAAGGTGTGGTTATATCACCACAAACTAAAAAGAGGCTAAGAGCTATCATTGCCCAGTCAAAAGCAAGTTTGGATAATTGGAAGAAAGGGACAACAAAGCAAATGATAAAAGAGATAGAGGGTTTGGCAAAGGTACAGGCTGGATTTATAGAGAATGAACTAAAAAAGGTGGTAAAATCAGGAAATATCCCCATCAACTCAGTAGCAATAAGCCCAAAATATGCAGAGTCTTTTGTAAAAACAGACCCAACTAAAACAAATATATTTACCAGTAAAGAATTTACAGAAGATGACTTCAAAAGGTTTGGACAGGGTAAGTTTGAACTGACTGCAAGACAAGGAGCCATGCAGACCTTACCTAATGGGCAAACAGTCGAGAAAGCTTTTAGAGGAATAGCTGAAAGTCAGAAAGACGCACTCACAAGACACATAAGGCAGGGTGTGTTTAGTGGAGAGTCAACAGCAGAAATAGCAAGACGCATGACAGGCACTTTAAAGTTTGGGCAAAAGGCTTTGTCATCTAGACAGAAAGCTTTAGCTGGTGGTGAACTTACCAAGCTTGCAAACCATCAAATAAGAACCATTGTCAGAACATCTGTAAACCAAGTACAGAATCAGGCATCACAGGCTGTCTATGCAGCAAATAGTAAAGTCGCACCAAAATATCAATATGTTGCAACACTAGATAGCAGAACAAGTGCAGTTTGCAGGGATTTAGATGGTAAGACTTTTGCATATAACAGAGGCCCTACACCACCACAGCATTTCAACTGCCGATCTACTACAGTTCCTGTTGTTGATTATGAAGGACTAAGTAAGAGAAAAGGTTTTGAGGATTTGAAGCCGCCACCAGTAGGCAAGGTTGTTACTAGACCAAGTGCAACAGGAAGAGTCCCACAAGACACTACTTATGGTGAGTGGTTATTGAAGCAAGATAAAAAATTACAGGTTAAAACTTTAGGTAATGAAAAGAAAGTAAATTATTTTAAGCGTCTTGCAAAGAAGGAAGGTTCTGGACAGAAGGCAATAAAGAAGCTTGTGCGTGATGATGACAGTGAAAGAAGTCTGAAGGATTTACAGAGAATCTATGGTAAGCCTACAAATATCAAACCAAAGCCTAAGCCTAAAGCGGTCGTAGGAACAGCTAAAGCAACTGACTTTGTTAAATCGAAGCCACTAAAAAAGCTGACTGAAAAAGAGTTGTTGGCTGATCTTAAGAAGTTTAGAGAGCATGAAAGAAAAATACAAATATCAAGAGGTATTAAGAATCCGTCTACAGGGCCAATAGATGCAAAGATTGAAAGACTTGAAAAAGGTTTGAGCATAGAAAGAGCAATAGATAAAAACTCACCTATGTACAATGACTATCTATTTTGGAAACAAGGATTTAACAAAAGACCAGATAGGGTCAAGAATGTTAAAGCTTTGAAAGATAGAACAGATTTAGTTAAAGGTGCTGATGGTGAAAACTTACTTGTGTATAGAGGTGTTTCCAATGATAAATGGTCTGATGAGTTCAAAGGTATTGGAAAAACAGGAGATTATTATTATCAAGGTAATGGAATTTATGGTAACGGCTCATACGCAGCATCAAGAAATATTCATGGGACAAAAGCTATGGTCAAGCAAGGTAATCAAAATGCTTTTGATTTAGCTGAAAACTACACATCAAGTTATGGTTCGACAGTAACAGCCGCAGAAAAGAAAAAAAGGATTACAGCTTTTGGAATAAAAAAAGGTGCAAATTTAAAAACTTGGGATAAAGGGGCAAGCACAAAAAGTTTGAAGGGCGCACACGCTTTCCCTGACTCCGACTGGTATAGAACAACTTTTAAAAATTGGGAAAATGAAACTATTGCAAAAGCAACAAAGCTTACAGGATATAAAATCAATACTGTTGGTGAAGCTTGCACTATTCTTGGAATTGATGGATACCAAGTGCCTTTGCCTTTAGTTGATGAAGTTGGTGACAAATTAGTCCATTGGAATCTTGATTATTGGGTAATTCTCAACAGATCAGCTATAGTGGTAAGTGATACTGTAGGTTTATGAATGTAGAAACTGTAAACAATTCAAGAGATTTAGCACAGATAATGACATCTTTAAATCTTGATATTGAAGAACGTAGAAAATTTATTGAGGCTGCTGGTAAGGCAAAGGATTTTCAATCTTTTGTTAAAGATATTAATGAAGGCAAAATATCATTTAGTTAAATGCCACTGAAGAAAGGCAAATCACAAAAGACTATCTCTGGCAACATACGTTTGCTGATGAAAGAGGGCAAGACATTAAAACAAGCTCAAGCAATAGCTTTATCAACTGCTAAAAAACGCAAAAGGAAGTAATATAAAGACAGCTACTTTTATTGTCATGCCTTCACACTACGGATCAATGAAGCCCAAAGGAACAAAGAAGAAAAAGAAAGGAGGCAAAAAGTAATGGGATATATTTTTAAGGTACAGGGCGAAGAAACAAAAAAGCCCAAAGAAACTAAGCCCACTGCCAAAAAGAAAACTAAAAAGTGACTAAAAAACTAAGGCGAGTTCCAAAGGACAAAAAGACAGGTGTTCCAAAAAAATATCTGTCTGGTTCTAAAAACAGGTCAGCGAAAGCGGCTGAGATAAAGAGAACTGCCGAAGCTTACAGAAAAGGAGAGTATATTGATATAAAAGCTGTTTCAAAATCACGCACCAAACAAAATGTCACAGGCAAAAAGAAGAAAACCACTAAGCGAAAGCGTTAAGAATAGTCTCAAGAAAAAAGCTGATGGCACAAAGTTTTTTTATGGAGAGCTTGCGGCTGTTTACAGAAAAGGTCAGGGTGCTTATTTGTCTAGTGGTTCAAGAAATGTTCCTATGGCAGCGTGGGCTATGGGCAGAGTAAACAGTTATATGAGAGGTGACAAAGCAAGAACAGCAGACGCAGCAATCTATTCGAGGTACAACAAAAAAAGATGAAGCTCACTACCAGACAAAAGAACACACTTGCAAAGCACCAAAAGGCTCATGGTCACACAAAGGCTCATATGGAATATATGAAACGCAAGATGAGAGAAGGGGTTTCATTTACTGAAGCACACAATATGGCAATGAAGAGGAAGGGAAAATGAACTTTCAATATGATCTTTTTAATGAAGGTTTTAAGACTAAAAATGCTGAAAAACATGATCGTTTAAGGTCAAAGCAAAATGATTATCTTGACAGTCACCATCACCCACAAGAAAAAATCCAGCAGCTTATTAAGTTAGATAAATATATTCATGGTGATATTCTTGAACTTTTTGCAGGGCAAGGCAATCTTTCAAAACATTATGAACAAAAAGGTAAGTTGTATAAATGCACAAAAGAAACTACAGGAGACAGCTTTCAGCACTTATTTGAATTAATAAACAATAAAAAAACCTTTGACGTTATTGATATTGATTCTTATGGGTATCCAAGTCAGTTTATGGACAATGTTTGGCACGTTATGAAGCCAAAGAGTTTATTAATACTTACTTTTCCTGTTATGGGTGTTCAATGTATAAACGGAATTGTTGAACAGCATTTTATTAATTTCTGGAGATCAGCAAGACCTAGTACTGGTGATGTTGTTGGTGCTGTTACTGATTATGGTTTGAAGTATTGGTATTTACCAAAACTGATTGATGTTGTAAAAATCAAACCTATCTGGAGATATGTGTTTGAATGTGAGAGAGTAAAAGCAACAGAGTTTTGTTCTACAAAAAATAGAAAATGAAACAATATGAATTATTAGAAAAAACTGTAGATGATCTTGACTTGTCAAATATTAAGGTAACACAATTTAAAGTTTTACCAGTTGATTTTCAAACAGTAAAAGGGTTTATAAAAAAATGGCACTATTTAGGTAATGCCCCTTTAAATATAAGTTTAGTATTTGGTCTGTATTACAAACAAAATCTAATCGGAGCAATGATTTATGGATCATTGTCAATGCTTAATTCCTATAAAAAATATGGGGACAGTCAGGATAGCATTATTGAATTGAAAAGACTTTGCTGCATAGATAAAACTAAAAAAAATACAGAAAGTTATTTTATTTCTAGAACTTTGAAATTTATTAAGAATTACACAAAATATAAAACTGTTGTTTCTTACTCTGACCCTTTTTATAACCATTTTGGAACAATCTATAAAGCCTCTAATTTTTTACACAAAGGATTTACAGCAAAAAGCAAAGTTATAAAGTGGAAAAATAAATTTTATCACGATAAAGCTTTAAGGTGTAAAGACTCTCATAATAAATTGAAGCCTTTTACCTATGAAATCAAACAAGCTTTGCAGTTAGGTCAAGCAACTTATATTCATAAGCCACCAAAGCATATATATTGCTATGAGATAAAAAGAAAAAATGATGATATATCTAGATCAAAGAGCATACAATATAATCAAATGAGTTTGGTTTAACATGAGCAAAGACCCTAGATTAGAAAGATTTGGACTTGCTGGTTTCAATAAACCAAAAAGAACCCCATCGCACCCAACAAAGTCTCATGTTGTTCTTGCAAAAGAAGGCGATAAGGTTAAATTAATTAGATTTGGTATGCAGGGAGCAAAGAATAAACCGCCAAGAAAAGGAGAATCAGCCGCAGATAAGGCAAAACGCAAAAGTTTTAAGGCCAGACACGCTAAAAATATTGCCAAAGGTAAAATGTCAGCAGCCTATTGGGCAAATGTTACAAAGTGGAGCTAACATTATGAATAATTGTAAATTTTTTATTTATGGCTGACGAACCAATCAAACCAAATCCACCTGTAGATACAGCAGCGTTGATGGCAGAAGTTGAAGCACTCAGAAAAAGCAACAGAGAAATTTTAGATGACTACAAAAAAGCAAAAGAGGCAGCAAAAGCTGTACCACCAGATGTTGATGTTGATGCTTTGATTGCTTTCAAGCAGCAAAAAGAAAAAGAAGAGCTAGAGGCAAAAGGCAGATATGATGAGGCTATTGCTAAACAGGCACAGCAGTATCGTGATGCTGAAGAAGCCAAGAATAAAAGAATCCAAGAGCTAGAAGCTAGGCAGAGACAGCTTGAAGTTGAAGCCCCAGCAGTAACAGCACTTGCTGATGTAGTACATGACCCTCAGTATGTATTGAGCCGTATTAGCAAAGATCAGCTTGCAAGAGAGGCAGATGGAACAGTTGTTGTTGTTGATGGATATAACAGAACACCTGTCAAAGACTGGGCAATGTCAAAAATGCCAGCATGGGTACAAAAAAACCCAAGACCACAGGGCGGTGGAGCAACGACAACTAAAGTTCAGACTGAAACAGTAGTCTCTGGTGAGAAGAACCCCTTTGCAAAGGAATCTTTTAACCTTACAGAGCAAAGTAGGTTATATAGAACAGATATAAATAAATATAATATGCTCAAAAACGCAGTTAGCGGTTAGTATAGAAACAACGTGGTTGTGCCATGTCAGAGGTTGTGCCTCGAAGTAAACATATTAATTAAATTCTAATGGCTACAGTTCGTAGTGATTTAATTATTCCTGAGGTGTTTACTCCCTACTTGATCGAAGCGACAACTCAAACTGACAGCTTCCTACAGAGTGGGGTAGTGCAACCTTTGGCAGAATTAAATTTATCGTCAGAAAGAGGCGGTGACTTTGTAAAGATACCTT